CATCCGGGCTTGCACCGGATGACAGACCAAATGGAGGTCTGACCGTGACTGACTCACTTGTCGCGCAAGGGACAAAGGGTTGGTTATGGAGCCCCCTCGACTCTAAGATCCCTAATAGAATTAGAGACCTAAGGTCAAGGTTGAACCAATAAAACCGTACCTTACTGCTACCCATAGGGCCTCAGTAGCAGGTTTAGGGACCCAGGCCAAAGTTCCTCTCTCATGGACGGGTATCACCCGTGCGGCTTGCCGCCCGACTCTAGGAGCTGCCATGAGCCGACACTATTACTAATGTCGTGGGACTCGCACCTCCTATATTGGGAGGATGCTCATCCCTGGAACGGGTTCGCTGGAACTAGGCGAACACGGTTATCTGGGAGGACGCAAACCACAGTCTGCAATCCTACAAAGGATGCAACTAGTAGAAAAATCTACTAGTAGCCGAAAAGTTGTATCCAGCTCTGCTACGTTAAGTCTTACGACTATGGTACATGTGTGAAAACACATGGAACACGCTAGCAGGTAGCGAGGGCGAAACGGCGGATTTAGCCTCCTATTAGTAAGAAGGCTTAAGCCGAACGTCCGGAACACGGTAGACGGTCCTCCGCCCAAGTGATGCACTAAAGATCACAAGGGAACTAAGGTAGTTACTGGGTATGTAGTAATACACCCAGGACACGACCCTTATTCAGAGATACCGTAGAAGCGTGACAGGATATCCTCCTCTTCTTAAGAGGTGAAGGATCCTTAGACGTTAGGAGTAGTTAGGGTTGGACTCGGAGGAAGACGGAACCGAGACACTAAGATAGCATCTCGGATTACCGCTCCATGGCGTCTTATTGATAAACGACATGATGATCCTTTTTACTTTTTCAGGTCCCAAGATTTCTCTTGTTTCCCGCGATCTATCGTATCGACCCTATAGTACCGGCGCAGAGCGCCTATGGTACAAGGTCCAATGGGAGAAAGCCATCGGTCATGTGATCGTTGTCGACCCATTCGACCCAACTACTCTTTTGTATCTACCCTCGCCACAGTATCACGATTTAGTGAAAACTGCTTTGGCTAACAAAACTCCTCTTACCGTAGTCCATTCTCTCGAAGACTCCATCCCGGAGGAAAGAGAGCTTCAATTGAACGAATCTACTTATCGTGCTTTTTTCATCAACGATGTTGAGATAAGAGCAGCCCGTAAATTAAAAAATACCCCCCCCCTAGCAAGTGATACCGCCAGGAGGATGATTAAGGAGTTAATGGAGGAAACAAAAGTACTCCGGTATAACTTAAAAACGGAAGATAGCAGGTCCTGGCTAACCTTGGTTCCGGATTTCCTTCGATGCTTGACAGTACCATCACTTTTGTGGTCAAAATTACGTTGTCAAGGGATCCGTCTCCCCGAGACGGGTCATGTAAGTCACGATTACGACTTATCATCTTGGTTTCCGGCCTCAAGGAAGCCGTTGGACGGGTGGATTCCGCGAGGAGCAGATGAGCTTATACATCACTACCACCAACGATGCATTGCGTCGTTGGAGGCGACCTTGCTTGCAAGGTACGCCTGGGCTGGAGCTACAATGATAGCTCGGTCCGGTCGTGCGCTCAACTGGGTAAAGGCCGTTCTTGGTATCTACATCCATTTGTGGCAACACAATGGGTTGGAGTCAGCTTCGGCAGTATTTGCCGAGGCTCGGCGTCTTGTATTCAAGCACGCCGCTGGGACTCCAGAGAGCGTAGCCCTTTCAGGGCGCCTCTGTGTAGGTATCTCGAAAGGCCTCCCTACCATCTTACCTCGGGGCCTTCGTCGCTATATATCGTTAGATAATAGCGTGACTGCTTACCGTGTAGCAATCTTTGCTCTGAGCGTTTGTGATCTCGTACTTTATGATAAACCCCCAAAATTTAGTACGATTACAGATCCTTACGCAGGCCAGCAACCACTTGATTGTGGGGCATTCCTCCAAGAGTGGAGAAATGCCGCTCGAGCCTTTCGCGGGCGGTATGGGGCGTTAAGCCTTCCGCGATTCAGAGGCCTCCACCTCACCACTAAAGCCGGGCCCTTCGGGCGGGCGTTAGCCTCGGCACCGTTGGATGCCGTAGCTCTTGAGTCCTCGCCGATTTATTCGGCGTGGTGCTCGTTAGCTACGGATTTTGGGGCTCATTTACTCATCCAACAGGTGACCTGGATAGCTTGGTTATGCCGAGCTATTTTCCAATATATACCTGCGTATACCGGTGAATGGAATCATCGGTTCCGGTCGCGACTGTCTACTTGTAGACAGTGGCCGTACCTTGAGACCTTATGGCCTCAATGGAAACAGCAAGTAACGTTACCAGTCCTACCTGTCTCGAGACGACTAGGGACCTACCCAACCGGGAAGATCTCTACGAAGCTTGAGCCAAGAGGAAAGGTGCGTATATTTGCCATACCGGGGTATTGGATCCAGGCAGTATTACGTCCGTTACACGATAGTATCTTCGATTATCTCAAAGAACTACCGCGGGATAATACTTTCGAGCAACTAGCGGGCGTGGAGAGGATTGTGGCATCGAAGGCCAAGAAGATATGGTCGTATGACTTATCGGCAGCAACGGATAGATTTCCGTTGCGTCTCCAACAAGTCGTACTCGAGGAGCTTCTTTCCGGACAGAAGTCCGAGGCTGTAAGTATAGCCGCGCATTGGGCGGAGTTACTCCGCGGTACAGAATTCTTTGTACCAAAATTAAAGCGTACTATAACTTACAGCGTCGGGCAACCGATGGGAAGTTACTCTTCGTGGGCGACGTTTACCCTAAGCCACCATATCTTGGTTCTTATGGCAGCTCGGAGAGCGGGGATCCCTCATAACGAGGAATTCCATGCTTATGAAATCCTAGGGGATGATATCGCTTTCTATGGCGATACTCCTCAAGTGGAGATCGTAGCTGAGGCATATCGAGTCTTATGTGACTCGATTGGGGTGACGATCAATCCCAGCAAAGGGGTTGTCTCGTCGAACGGGACCTTCGAGTTTGCAAAGCGCTTCGTCCAGAATGGACACACTCTTACCACTTTAAAATGGCGAGAGTTAGCGAGTTGCTGCTCTAATGCTTCGTTCTTAGCCCTCGTGAAACGTTACCGTAAGATCACGGGTCACGTGCCTCACCTCCGAAGTTGCTT